TACGAACAGAAGATACAATAAGATTTACAAAAAACAGATATGAGGTTATATAATGGTAGTAGTAATAGTTTATAGCGAACAATTTAAAAGTAACGCAAAATCATTAAGAGATGCTGTTAAAAACAAATGGCCAGATGCTGGTGTAAACCTTATGGGTACATTTGGTAAGTCAAATGATTTTAGTAAATATCAAATACAGTTAGGCAGAGATATTATCTACATTAGTGAATCTGTAATTGATAATGGTACAGCAATAGATTTAATTGAAGAGAGGGTATAATGAAACAACTCACAGAAAAACAAATAGTAGATAATTGGAATAAGTTAATGCAACTTATTGAGAATACATTCGAAGGAGATAGATTAAAAAAATTAAAAACAATGTATACTTACTTTGAAGATAGAATGTCAATAGCGCCTGCTAGTGGTAAGGCGGCTTACCATAATGCTATGGTAGGTGGTTATGTAGAGCATGTATTACATGTTACAGATTGTGCTCTAAAGATAAAGAAGTTGTGGGAAGAGGATGGAGCTAGTATAAACTTCACCGATGAGGAACTTATCTTTGCTGCTATGCATCACGACTTAGGTAAGGTTGGTGATTTGGATAACGACTACTACATACCACAAGACTCAGAATGGCATCGTAAGAACAGAGGTGAGATATTCAAACACAATCCAGCTCTTCAGTATATGACAGTTACAGATAGAGCTATCTTTATCCTTAACCACTTTGGTATTAAGATGTCACAATGGGAGTATATCGGTTTGAGACTTACAGATGGTATGTACGAAGAAGCTAATAAGTCTTACTACATATCTTACAATCCTGATTGGTCGTTAAAGTCTAATATCGCATACATCCTACACCAAGCAGATATGATGGCTACTCACATCGAGTATGACCAATGGCAAAGACAAGATGAAGAAGTCAGTAACAGCTTTAAGAAAGCTGTTGTTACAGAAGAAAAACCACAACCATCACCAAAGTTAAGTGAGAAATCACAAGACCTTTTTGATGAATTATTTGGAGAAAAGTAAATGTTTTTAGAAATAGGTCTTGTATTTATGGTTATTTTATTCTTAGCTTCTTGTTATGTAATATGGAATGTAAATACAAAATTAGAATTTCTCGAAGATTGGATTTCTGATTTTATCATTACGATAGAGAAAGTACAAAGAGAATTAAAACAAATAGATTACAGAGGTTCATTTGAAGCTGATGATGAAACAGGTGTAATCTTTCAAGAAATAAAAGCAATAGTAAGTCAATTAAACAGATTCAAAGGAGAAGAGCAATAATGGCAACAGCAGTTACATCAAGTATCGCAACTAAAAAACCAAAACCAGTAGTTAAAAGAAAACGTAAAAGAAAGAAGAAAGGTAAAAACTATTACTTCAATCAAGGAACTGAGAAAGCTATTATCCGTTACAACAAAACGGATGACGCTGGATTAAAGAATATTATCTATAATGAACATATAGCTAAAGCCTTTGATAAGTTAGCTGAAAATATTATACACACATTTAAGTTTTATTACTTTGATGTATCTTCCGAAGAGGTAAAGCATGAGGTAGTTTCTTTTATGGTTATGAATATGCATAAGTTTAAGGAAGGCAAAGGTAAAGCGTTCTCGTATTTTAGTATCGTAGCTAAAAACTATCTTATCTTACATAACAATAAGAATTATAAGATGGGTAAGATACACTCACAGATGGATGTTTTAGATTACAAAAGAAACATTATGGGTGAATCACAAGACTCCGAATCTGCTCAAAAAGCCACTCTATTTGTAGACGAGCTACAAAGATTTTGGGATACTAATCTAACTAACATCTTTCGTAGGGATAAAGATATTAGGGTTGCTGATTCTGTATTACACATCTTTCGTATCAAAGAAAATATTGAGAACTTCAATAAGAAGGCTTTATATATACTTATCAGAGAAATGACTGGTTCAAATACTCAACATATAACTCGTATAATCAATGTTATGAAGAAATATAACAAACGATTACAACATGAGTTTGATAGATATGGAATGGTTGATGTGAGTCACACCGGCTCCTTAGTCAACGACTAATAAGAAAGGGAGTTTTTACTCCCTTTTTTTGTGCCTCTTAATATTTATATATAACCACAAATCTATATAAATTAATCAAATGGAGTATATTATGGCTAGTGACTATGAAATATTTGAAGGTAAATCTTTGTCTGGTTTATTTAAGGATATATATGAAAACACAAAGACTAATAAAACACAATTAGAGGTTCTTATGAAAGAGGTAGTGGGTTTCATTAAGGATGGTGATACAGCGGTTCAAATAATCCCTATGTTAAAAGAGTATTTGGAAATTAATGTAAAGAATGATGACCAATTAGTAAAGGTAGCTGCTATCGTGCAGAGAATTATAGCTGCTGAAAACAAAGGTGGTTCAGAAGAAGAGTTTGGTTTATCGGAAGCTGAGAAAGAACAACTTATGGGTGCGATAGAAGATGCGGCTACTGATTTACAAAGTCACTCAGACGAAATAGAAGAAGATATGAAAAGGATTGAAAATTAATGCCATTTTTCAAAAGTAGAAAAAACAAAAACAGAAGAACTGATGGTGGTGGGTTTACAACTTATGATGATGTTTATCAGATAGTAAAAGATAATATCGATGAGGCTGTAGAGTTTTATGAGTTAGAACCTGCTTTAGTAACGCAAGTTTTATTAGACCCAAAAGATTTTCCAAAAAAAGATACACCGAGTAGAAATGGTAAGATGCCAGATTATTCTTACTTAGGGACTATCAAAGCTAGATTTTTAGAAAGTCAGAGTGGTGGAGATGTTATTGATGAATATATAAAACCTTTATCACCACATATGATAGCTTACCCATTAATTGGAGAAATTGTAAATATAGCAAAACACGGAACTCAAATGTATTACTATCAACCACTAAACATAAAAAATCATGTAAATATGAATGTGTCTAATAATGTTTCTACAGACCCAAAAATTACGGCTCAAACAACAGAATTAAACAGAAACATACTAAGTGAGTATGGTGATGTAGTTTTTAATGGTAGATTTGGTCAAGCTATTAAGTTTGGTAGCGACCCTTACTATCTATATCCAGATGTGAAGATTACAAATGGACAATCCGTTCCATTACAAAAAACACAAGATGAATACTATCCACATGTGCAAAATATAAATGATGATGGTTCTTCTATTTTTATGACATCAGGTCCAGCAAGACAAGTTGATGTATTGACACCAGCCACACAAACCTTAACAACTCCTGATGTATTGGATGGTGATATGATTACTTTAAATTCAGATAGACTTGTTTTTAACTCCAAACAAACTGATATACATATGTTTGCTAGAAGAAACTTAAACTTATCAGCAAATGAAGAAATAAACTTAGAGTTGGGTATTAACTCTATTGGTGGTAGAATAACATTAGGTGATGCTGAGTCTACCAATCCAATGGTTTTAGGGAATCAACTAGAAGATTTATTTGAAAAATTGTTTTCATCTATAAATAGTTTTTGTAATTCCGTATCAAGTGCTACTGGTGTAGCTGAAGTAGGAGATGCAGCAAAGACACTATTAACCGAAGTTCAAAATATGAAAACAAATATGTTACCAAAGACATTAAGTGATGTAGTTTACATAACTGAAAATCCAATAGAAGAAATTACTTCTGTAAATGATATAGAAGGTAATGTAGAACCTATAGTAGAAGTTGCTGGAGTGAGAGGTTAGTATGAGCGCTATATCAGATAAATTAAAAAGTACAATACAAAAAGTGCTTGATATGCCTAAACAAGAGTTACAAAAAAAAGTAGAGTTGATTATTATAGCAACTAGAGCAGGTGCTGAAGATGGTGGTAAAACTGAAAAAATATTAAATCAAATAGAGCAAGCTCAAGCAAAAATTAATCAAGTAGAAAATATCATTCAAACAGTTAATGCTGTTATTACAAGTTTAGAAGCTGCTCGTAAAGCAGCTGAAGCTACAGAAAAAGCAAGTACGATATCAGCCTCTCTCAATCCAGCTGCAGCTGCTGTAGCTGTTGCTCAAAAATTTGTAATAGAAAAAGTGAAACAAGAAACAGAGGAAGCTAAAGATGCTCTTAATGTCGCACCAAAACTTATAGAGAATTTTAAAAACTTTGTTAATGAAACAAAGGTTAAATTAGAGAAGGTTAAAAAACAAGCAGATAGAAAGAAAGCTTTACGCGAACAAAGAAAGAGAAAATTAAATTCTTAATATTTATATATAAATAGGAGTTATCATGTCGAACACTAAAAAAATAGTAGGTTTAATTAGAGAAATAGTTAAACAAGAGGTACAAAAAGAGGTAAGAAAGATACTTATTAGTGAAGGAGCTAAGGCTATATCTAATAATGTAAATGATGTGCCTGAAGTAATACCTACACCTGTTCCTAAAAAGACTAAACCTAAAGAAGTAAGTTATACTAAAAACCCTACACTAAACAAGATACTAAACGAAACCGCTCGTGGAGATGAGTTCGAAGAGTATCCTACAATGGGTGGTGGAACATTTGATAGTACAAAAATGGCTGATGCTATGGGTTATGGTGGAATGTTAGGTAGTGCTGAAGAGAAAAGAAAAGTAGGCGCAATACAAACAGCACAAGCTGCTGGTGTAGATACATCAAGTGAAGCAGTACAGAATGTAATGCAAGACTTAACAAAAGATTATAGAGGTGTAATGAACGCATTAAAAAAGAAAGATGGTAAATTATAATGGGCGTAATTGAAAACGATTTAAGTGAAGATACATATATTGGTTTAGAGTTGCCCTTAACTCATACAAAAGAGGGATACTTTAAAAGAACTAAAACAGCTTTAGAGCAAGCTAAATCTAATATAAAAAATCTTCTACTAACTAACAAAGGTGAAAGATTAGGTAACCCAAACTTTGGAACAAACTTAATTTCTTTAGTTTTCTCACAAGAAAACACCGATTTAGAAAGTAGAGTTGAAGAAGAAATCAGAGCCTCTATGAGTGAGTTTTTACCAAATATAAATATTGTTAATATTCAGACAAACTTTTCTGATGAAAATATGTCTACTGCTATTGTTAATCTTAGATTTAGTTTGAATGTAGATTTAACATCTGAAGAGGATTTAGAATTAGATTTATCATCTTATGGTGGTGGTGGATTATTTTAATAATAGGAGAAAGTAAATGCCATATTCAGTAAGTAAAAAATCAGTAAAGGAAGTTAGATATCTAAATAAAGACTTTACGTCTTTTAAAAATAATTTAATTGAGTTTACAAAAATTTATTTTCCAAAACAATACAATGATTTTAACGAATCATCACCTGGTATGATGTTTATTGAGATGGCTTCTTATGTTGGAGATGTTCTTTCTTACTATGTAGATAATCAGTTCAAAGAAAGTCTTTTGGCTTTTGCAGAAGAAAAAAGAACTGTATATAATATGGCTCAATCTTTAGGTTACAAACCGAAGTTAAGTTCAGCTTCTGCATTAGAGATAGATGTATTTCAAACAGTACCTGCGTTGGCTAGTGGTGCTGGTGGTTCTTACTCAACCAAACCAGATTTAAATTATGCGATGACTTTAAAATCTGGTATGGAAATAGTATCAGACACAGGAGTATCTTTCATAACTACAGAAGATTGTAACTTTAAGTTTTCAAGTTCTTACGATCCAATGACAGTAACAGTTTACGAAAGCGCTAATAATGTACCAGTTACTTACTTACTAAAAAAAGTTGTTAGAGCATCAAGTGGTACAGTTACAGAAGAATCATTTTCATTCAACGCTGCTGAAAAGTACAAAAGAATTGCTTTAGCTAATCAAAATGTATTAGAGGTAATATCTTGTGTAGATAGTGATGGTAATGATTGGTATGAAGTTCCATTTCTAGCACAAGATACAGTTTTTGAAGATATGCAGAACACATCAAAAAATGACGACCAACTTTATGTCTACAGTGACCAAGCTCCTTATTTATTGAAACTAATAAGAACATCAAGAAGGTTTATAACATTTATTAGAGAAGATGGTAGAACAGAACTAAGGTTTGGTGCAGGAACATCAGATAGTCCTGATGAGGAAATAATTCCAAATCCAGAGGAAGTTGGTTCTTCATTACCAGGTTCACCAAGTTATCTAAATACAGCTTTCGATCCTTCTAACTTTTTAGCAACTAAAGCCTATGGTCAAGCTCCATCAAATACACAACTAACGATTACATACAGATATGGTGGTGGAGTTGACAGTAATGTAAGAGCCAATAGCGTTAGAAATATACAATCTGCTAATATAGAATTAGATGAAACATCTTTAAACGCTGGTTTAGCAACTACAACTAAAAACTCTATAGCTATAAATAATCCAACACCAGCTGCGGGTGGTAGAAGTGCAGAAAGTATTGTAGAAGTAAAGAACAATGCTTTATCTTACTTTCAAGCTCAGCAGAGAGCAGTTACTAAAGATGATTATATTACAAGAGTTTATGCACTACCACCTAAATATGGTAATATAGCGAAAGCATATATTGTACAAGATAGTCAGTTAGATAGTAAGTCTGGTGCTAACGCTGATGCCCGTATAGCAAATCCATTAGCTCTTAATATGTATCTTTTAGGATTTGATTCCAATAAAAAACTAACTACAGTAAATCAAGCTGTAAAAGAAAATGTACAAACTTACCTAACTCAGTTTAGAATGGTTACTGATGCTGTAAATATTAAAGATGCTTTTGTAATTAATGTTGGAGTAAAATTTAATTTGCTTACAAAAGTTGGTTACAATAAAGAAGAAGTTGTATTGAGTGCTATACAAAGAGTAAAAGATTATTTTAATATTGATAAATGGCAAATTAGTCAACCAATTGTTTTAGCTGATTTGGCGTATCAACTATCTTTAGTAAATGGTGTGTCTGCTGTAGTTCCACCTGAAGAAGATAATCCAAACGGACATCCTGTTTTAATAGTTAATAAGTTCAAATCCTCTAATGGTTACTCAGGAAATGCTTATGATATGGTAAGCGCTACAAAAGATGGAGTTGTTTATCCATCACTAGACCCAAGTTGTTTTGAACTAAAGTTTCCAAATATCGATATCGAAGGTAGGGTAGTTGGTAATACATCAGGAGGTAACTAATGCATTATTTTGTTTTTCCAGAAATAGATTCAACGATATATCAAGCAACCGGTAGTTTGAATGCAGGATTGGATGAAATATTAGAGGTACGAAAAACTATGAGCACTTCAGGTGGTAATGTAAAAGTATCACGCATACTTATTAAGTTTGATTTAGAGGATATAGAAAGGTCAATAAACAACGGAACTATATCCTCAGATAGAAAATTTTATCTAAATATGTATGACGCTGGTTCTGAAAATTTAAATACAAGTCAATCATTATTCGCTTACCCAATAAGTCAGAGTTGGGTTGAGGGACAAGGAAAGCATGCGGACAATCCAGCGTCTGAAGACGGTTGTAGTTGGAACTTTAGAGACAGTGGAGTATTAAAAACACCTTGGAGTGGTTCAGCTACAGAACATCAAGGTGGTGGGTGGCATGAAGAAGTTTACGCTACACAATCTTTTAAATATGGTTCTGATGATATGAGGATGGATGTAACGCCAATTATGAACAAATGGTTAGATGGTACATATCCTAATCACGGTTTTATAATAAAAAGAAGTGGTAGTTTTGAAAACATAAATACTAATGAAGATGAGGGTAGTTCAAAAAGACTTGGTAACTTTAAATTTTTCTCAAGACAAACTAATACTATCTATCCACCAAAGTTGGAAGTTGAGTGGTATGATACAAAGTGGAGTACAGGTTCACTAAGTGGTTTAGACTCTACTGAGTTAGAAGACTTACAAGTGTATATGAAGAATTTAAGACCAGAGTATAAAGAAAGTTCTAAGGTAAAATTTAGATTATGTGGTAGAGGTAGATATCCAACAAAGTCTTACTCAAATACATCATCAACATACTTAACACAAAAGTATCTACCAAGTGGTAGTAAAGAAAACATTGGCGGTGATGGTGCTTACTATTCTGTATTAGATGGACAGACAGATGATGTTATAATACCATTTGGAACTGGTTCTCTTATAAGTTGTGATTCAACTGGAAACTATTTTAATCTATGGATGAATGGATTACAAGCAGAAAGATATTACAAATTTTGTTTTAGAGTTGTAAGTGGAAGCAATACAGTAGATGAAACTATACAACACTTTGATGATAATTTTGTATTCAAAGTAGTGAGATAAAAAATGCCTTACACACAAGAGGAATTAAAAAAGTTGTCATTTTATCAAAATTTAATTAGTGAAGACGAACAACAATATTTAGAAAATAGACAAGCTTTAGAGTTAAGAGCTGGTATTTCTGGTTCAGCTAATCAAGGTCAACCAATAAGAGATGAATCAAATTCTATTTTACTTTTTGAAGATCCTTACAGAAATCAATTACTACAAGATGAAGCTTCAAAAATTGTTTATGATTTGAGAGTCAGAACTCTAAAAACAAAAGAAAGTGATAACATAATTGAAGAAGTTTTAGACAGAGGATTTAGAGAATTATAATGGCTAGTAAGTTAACAGTAAGAGACAGAAATTTACTTGACGCTAACAACTTTCAAGTTGTAGGTAATAAACCGTATGAAGATGGTAAATGGGGAACAAAAGGGGATAGAGATTTTGTTCATTTTCAAATATTTGATACAAATAACAACCTAATACAATATGAAAATCTAACAACCTCTCAATTTTTATTTAATGAAGATAAAGTAGAATTTTATCCAGGTTCACATATAAGAAGTTTAGGATTTGAAAGTGGAAATTTTATTATTAAATATAACTTCCTTAGAAAGTTAGCAGGTGACGAATCAGCAGTTTTAGTTCATACATTAGATAAGAATGATACTAAGATTGGTGATGTGTATACTGATATAGATAACATTTACATTACAGAAGATGGTATAATATACGCTGGTACTGAAGAACAATATAGAGATAATCCTACCACTACAGAAGAATTAAAAATAGAAGATTTAAAATATCAAATCGATGAAATATCACCAAGTAGAACTGAAATAAGATTGAAAGCTAAAAAAATAAACAGTTCATACATAAATGATTTTGTAAATATACAGACACCATATAATATTGATACAACAAATACTACGATAAGCTTTTTAAACAACTCAAACGAATCTTTAATTTTAAATATTGAACCAGAAAATGGTGATTTTATTTTTACCAAACAAATGGTTGGTGGTACTATATCTTTACCAGAAGCTTTTACTGTAAACGAAATAGAAGTAGCTTCTCGTTCAGGAACAAATGTAGTACTAAACCCATCAGGAGAAGAAGTAGTAACCGATAACTTAGGTAATATTTTAGACATTACAGATGAAAATGAGTGGGATGCGACCTTACATGATGATGCTATAAGAGTTAGTAATTGGACTGATGGTTTTTTAGAATTTAATACTGGTGATTTTCAAGGAACTACTGCTATCGGATATCACGCTAAATGGGTTCAGAGAGAGGGTATAGCTGGTGGTAACTGTATAAAGTTTTCAGATACCAATGAGATATTTAGAGAATTAGCTGAATGGCCAAATAGTATTTATCGCAAGTTGTCTATAAGACAAGAAGTAATAAATCTACAAGGTCAAGGAGTTAAAGTGGGTGATTTCATAAATGTAAGAATGGATGTAAAAAGTTCTATCGCTAATAAAGGAGTTCAAGTTGCTCTAAGTTATCCAAATGAATTGCTTAGCGAAGATAAACCACAAAATCCACCTGATGGATATTTTGATGTAAATAATCCTGGTCCAACCGAACCACAACCAACGAGTCCACCTCCCGGTTATGTATCTAATACAGAAGGTAATGCATCTGCTATAGAGGATAAACCACCAATTACTGAAGCTCAGATTAGAACAACATATGGGCCAGCTGTTCCTACACCTTTCGATGCTGTAGTAGGAACATCCACAACTATATGGGGTGGTGAGGGTGCTTGGAAGATAACAGAAATAAGAAATGATGGTGTAAGTGGGAACAAATATTTTTGGGGACCAAATTTAGGTGACCAAACTCAGAACGGAACATTAAGTGTCGAAGGTGATTGGATATGGACAGCAGATCCTGAAAATCCACCCTACTCTGCTGGTGCTTGGGTTGTTAATCCAACTATAGCAAATAGTCTAACTCCACCGAATGGAACATCAGGAAAGTTAGAAGCTATAAATTTTCATCCAGCAACTTTACCAAATGATGGAGATGCTTTTTATCCAAGAACTGAAAATCGTGGAGAGAATAACGGGTGGCAAACAGCTGTAAATGTTGGGACTAATGCTACTACCTTACTATTTAAACAAGATTTAATTTGGAAACAAAAACATGGTAGAGGAGATATTGAAAAATTAGATTTTTTTACATTTGACAGTTATTTTCCTGGCACAAGAAATGTTATTTTAGATGAGGGAACAGCAAATCAGAGAACGGTTTATGATGACATTTTTAGATTTGGATTTTTACAGAGTGTTGATAGAGTAACCGAAGGTAAGGATGAAGGAATCAAAAGTGGTTGGTATGTAATATTCTACAACAATGGCGATAGAGATAGTGATGGTAACTTAACAGAGGAATCAAACAGATATTTCTTTTATCAGAAAGGTGATAAGGAACAATTAGAAAGTGGTCATAATGAAGGTGAGGTGTTAAAGTTCACTAAGAATATAGATGGCCCAATGAATCAAGCTATTTTAGATAATGAAGGTGAATTAGAAACGCATTATAAAATAAATAGTAGCGGCAGATTGAGATATCATTTTCATACAGGTGATGTATTCTATAATGTCGTAGACGGAGATAATGGTGGAGATTTTGAAGATAATGGTGTATCTCAAGGTCCGACACCAATAAGTGAAGGTTTTCCTGGCTCAGAAGGAGCTAATGCTATAGTTGGTGATAATCAAGGTTATAGTAGGGTAAGATACATAATAGGTAATAGAGTTATTAGAGCTAAAAATAATTCACAAGATGGAACAGACCAAGACCAAGCTATAAACGATAACTTTTTTAGATGCGGTGAAATAGATGGTAATGGAAACGAACTAACTTACGGTGTAAGAAACCCATCTGCAGATAATTATGGTATCTTCAATGATGATGGTGAATTAGAAACACCAGGAGTTACACCAATATATGATAACGGATTAGCTGATTTACCATTTCCAAATAATCCAACACAGATAGGTGCTTTGAGTCCATTAGAAGCTTGGAAGTGGAACGGAAGTGAATGGTTAGATAATTCACTTACACCACCGAGATATAATTACACCACAGAGTTTACAACGGCTGTCGTTGTGCCAGAAAATCCAAATACTTGGGAAACATTAGAGGTTAGTATAGAGGTCCCCTTTGGTTGGGAGTTAGGTCAAAAATGGTATTTAGAGTTAAATGGTGATGGACAATCTACAGGCACCTTAACGCAGGGTGTAGTTTGGATAGACAATGTGTTTATGGATTTTACATTTACAGAACAATCAGTAACAGAACCAGTAAAGAAACCATATGCGGCTCAGATAGTTTCTGTTTTTAATGATGGTTTAACTATAGAGGTAAATAAAACTTTTAAACAGAGAGCTTTAGCCGCTGGAGTAGATGACCAAGATTTAACTAATGATGGTATATATGATATAGATAATCCTGGAACGTTTTCAAGTTTTACAGTTACATATTTAAATGCTAACCCAAAAGATTTAAGAACTTATTTAAAATTTGAAAATGATTTATTTCTTACTACAAATTTTAAACAAGATTTAGTAAATGTCTCAGAGTATCCAAATGCTGTTGTTTTTAAAATGTACGAACCTTTACCACCAAGCTACGAAAGGTTTGATGAGTGTATAGTAGTAAAAGAAATGACAGATCCTTTAGAGGAAAGAATTAATATTATAGATTTTATTCCAGAAGAAGAACCAAATTTAGTATTAAAAACACCAGATTTAAAAAATGTTGAAAGTCCCATTGAGTTAAGATCTAATGACTTTAAAAATGAATCGGAAATACTAACATCAGATAATAATGTAGCTACTGCATTAAAGAATGAATTTATAAGTCAGAGTTTAGATAGTGTAGAAGTAAACACAGATTATTCTCGTTATGAAAACTTTGTAAATTTTAGTTCGATAGAAAAAAGAATTACAAACTTTAAAAGAAAATTAGAAAATATAGAAAGCTACAAAATATCTAGTGCTTCATATGTTGGTGTAAGTGGTTCTGTGAGTGATTTAAAATTTTATGATACGGAAATACAAAAGGTAAAAAACAATCTAGACCCTTTTGAAAAGTATATGTACTTTGAGAGTTCATCATATGTTAGCAGTTCTATAGGTATATTTTACGATAACTCATGGCCAAAAACAAGTGGTGATGGTACAACTTTGAATCCTTATGTTTTAGCAAGTACAACTTCAGGAACTGCTCGTGTCTGGTTTGATAATGCTATAACATCAGCCTCTTTATATGACAATGAGAATAATAATAAATTAAGTAATATACTTCCTGAATTTATAAAGTTTGATGAAAGTAATAAAGAGTATCTAACTTTTACAGATATGATTGGACAACACTTTGACCATATTTGGGAATATATAAATGCTCTATCAGACACATATGATAGGAGAGATAAACTAGATGAGGGTTTATCAAAAGAGTTACTTTATAATGTAGCTCAATCTTTAGGTTGGAATCTAAATGATGGTAAAGATTTAATAGACCTACCAAGATTTGCATTAGGAAAAGAAGTAAGTGGTTCATCTTATTCAGATTATTCTAATATCTCAGAGCGTGATATATCTCGTGAAATTTGGGGTCGTATAGTAAATAATATGCCTTTCTTCTTAAAAAACAAAGGAACAATAAGATCTATTAAAGGGTTGATAAATATCTATGGTATTCCATCTACAATATTAAGAGTAAAAGAGTATGGAGGACCGAATGTTCCTGACAACGATACTCCTCAGTTTGAGATAAAAAGAAAATTTACAAAAGCCTTAGATTTTAGAGGTGGACAATCTGTAAAAACAACTTGGGCTAATGATGGTTCTACAAGTAGAAAGCCAGATACAATAGAGTTTAGATTTAGAGCTGCTACTGGTTCAAATCAGATATTAGTAGAAAAGAAAGATTCAAACAATCAAGACTTTTTTATAAGATTGAAAGACAATAGTTCTGTGGATAACTATGGTTTTGTTTCATTTATGTTGTCTGGTTCAGCAGTTGGTATTGACCAAGGACAATATAAAGAAATAACTTCTTCTGCTTTACCTGTATACGATGGTGATTTTTACTCCGTTATGGTTAGAAGATTAGTGGGTAGTGATTCTACACCTGTATCACAATCTTACGAACTTAATGTAGGAAAGTACGATTCGAGTAGGAGTAAAATACATTTATATAGTACATCAACTATGGATGTTACCCAAGCTGCTTCATCATCTTTCAACAATGCTTGGACAGGTAGTGGTGACATATTCATAGGTGGTCAAGCTGCTGTTACAGGCGTTGGAACTAGGTTTAGTGGTTCCATTATGGAGTATCGTCATTGGACAGAAGTATTGAATACAGGTTCGTTCAAAAACCATGTAGCAAATCCAAAAGCTTACGATGGTAATACTGTTTCCTCATCTTATAATAACTTAGTGTTAAGATACTCTTTTAATGACAACAAAAATTTAAATACAGACACTTTAGGTATTAGAGATGTTAGTGCTAATCAAACTAATGCATACTCTGGCTCACATAGTGGATTTACAGGAAACTTTTTTAGAAATGTGGTTGATGAACAAAAGACTCATATACCAAGTATAGGTGCTTTACGAAGAACCACTAACAAAATAAGAATAGAAAGCAATCCTATAAAAACAGGTGAAAAGTTAAATGTAGATAGAAGAGCTACTAATAGTGCATATGATACCGCTCCAAACGACTCTAATAGAGTAGGAGTATTTTTTGCTCCAACAGATGTGATAAATGATGATATATTAAACTCAGTTGGTGATTTGAACTTTGAAAACTTTTTAGGAGACCCAAGAGATAAAGAAGAGTTAAGTTATCGTGGATTAAATATAGTAGCTGATAACTATTGGAAAAAGTACACAGCACCAAATAACTTTTGGGATTATATGAGATTAATAAAATATTATGACCAATCTTTATATCCACAGATTAGAAAGTTAATACCTGCTAGAGCTAAACCAGATATTGGATTACTTATTGAACCTAACATTTTTGAAAGACCAAAAGTTGTTTTAGGAAAAAAACCAACTGCTGAAAATAAATTTTATAGTTCATCTATAAATGTAGCTAAGAGCGTAGATTCTCTGATTCAAATAACATCATCTTTTAATCAAGGTACATCAATAACTAACTATGATGCTTATACTGGTGAGATAGATATATATAGTTATGAAACAGGTTCATCTGTTGTTTCTTCAAGTGGTGAAAATTTATTAAAAGAGGCTAGTGGTTCTGAAGCTAGAGATAATTTTATAGATAGAAGCATTTGGCAAAGGTTAGGTGAGGGTGATTACTCTAATGTTACAATGTCTTTTGGCGATACATTAGATGGTGTGAAGGGTGGAGAACAAGTTACTATTAGTGGTTCTAGAGTTTATGGTGTAAACCAAATAACTAATAACTTTTACACATCTTCTGCAGATGCTTTGGATTACAATGAGAACTCATCTTCTTTCGTAAATATCGACTTAGATAACTTTAGTGGTTTAACTCAAGGTTTAAGAAACTCTTTTTACGAAGGAGTAAAAAATAACAATAAAACAACTTCTGATGGTAAATCTGTAATAGAAGTTATTATATCAGCACCAACTAAACTTGTAACAACTGAAGAGGGTGAATCTACACTAACGACAGGAGATGGTATAGTACCAGATTTTAAGGAAGATGGTAAAGATGAAAAAGAATTAATGGAGACATTTGAACAGAGTAGAATAAAAAAGAAGAAAAAGAAAAGGGGTTTAAAAGGTAACAAAGAAAAAGTTGAGACAGACCAAGACAGAAAGAAATTATTAAAACTACAATCTGTTGTAAGAAAACAACTAAAAGGAGAGGTGGTAGTAGAAAATGATGGTTTTGGTAATCCAGTTGTCGATTTAGCATATCAAGATTCTTCTGTAAAAGATATTGATTTATCTAATGATGGTGTAGATGATGGTGTTCTAAATAATGAAAAATAGTAACAAAAATTTGATATTGTGATATTTATATATGAGTCACATTTATATCAAATACAAATATAATAGGAGTAAATTATGGGATTTCTTAATAATACTACCGTAACCGTAGACGCTATTTTAACGAAAAAAGGTCGTGAGTTATTAGCGCAGGGTACAGACGCGTTTAACATTACAAAATTTGCATTAGCTGATGATGAAATAGATTATAATCTATTTGATGTCACACATCCAAATGGAAGTGATTCTTACGGAAAGGTTATTGAAAATATGCCTTTGCTAGAAGCTATACCTGATGAAAATCATGTAATGAGATATAAACTCATAACTCTTCCAAAAAGCACTATCAAAATGCCTGTAATAGCAGCCTCAGTAGATTCTATTACATTTAATGCTTCTGCTGGATTACAACAACCTGCTCAGATAGTATCGGCTGTTACTGCTAATGTAGCTGATAGTTCATACACTTTCATATTACATGACCAATCAGTATGTACGATGGATATAAATGAGGGTGCTGGTGGCGGTGTTGGTGCCACTACACCTTTCTTTTTAGGTGAAGACGATGCTCCTAATAGTAAGACTTTAGTAGCTAACTCTGTTAATGTCGGAGTAGGTACTCCTGTACAAAAACAAAAGGCAACTCAACTAACTGTAATTGGTAATGATACAGGTGCTACAACTTCAATAACAATAACAAACAAAGTAACAATAGCCTCCGTTGTAGGAATATAAGTAGGAGTAAACAATGGCAATTTATAAAGATTTTAATATACAACCTGAAAATAGTTTAGTTTCAAGTGATGTGGTAACAAATGTCAAAGACACCGTATCTTCAGGAATGTGGGCGGATGGTGCTGGTACTATTACCACATTTTTTACATCGTCTACACAATCTGGCTCATCAGCTGCTTACTACTTAGATGTTTATGCAGCTAATCCACAATCAGATTCAACTGCTAAACCACAATTCTCAGTAGCTTATGGTAATTTTAGAGGAAGTGGTTCTGCTGGTAAGTTAGGAGTTGATGGTAATAGAGCTTCAGCTGCTATATACAGGCAGTTAACAAATACATTATTAGGACCAACTGAAGAAAAATTTACATTTGCTGGTAGTGGTGCTAACATAACTCCTGAATATGTTTACGCTATATCGGTTGCCAGACAACAACTTCGTGAAAAGATGGATCCAGGTAATTGGGAAATACATATAAGCGGTAGTGGAAATAACAAATACAAATTTATAGACGATAGTGCAGCTACTACAGACCCAACTGTAAATCAAGGTGGTAGAGTGTTTAACATTGTTAGTGGTTCGATATCAGCAGGAACTGCAAGCACTCACACAACAGCAGCTAATCAAGGTGGTGGTGCATACGGACTATTTTATCCTGATTTAGGCATACTTGTATTTAACGGACCTGCTCTAAACGCATCAGCTTCTTTAAGTACTGATTTAACCATCAATGCTGAAAAAGGTAATGTAGGAAAATTTTATGAAGATATAAGAGTAGCTAGTTACTTTCAAGCTCGTAGGGAAGAAGTAATTACCTCACAACATTACTTCTGTAGAGTTCCAAATAAGGAGTTTAACTTTAGTTCTAATCCTACATTTACTTCTGGTTCAAACGGAGATTTTACTGTAGGTACTTTCTTTAAGAATCCAAAAACCTTTATTACACAGGTAGGATTGTATAATGATAATAATGAACTATTGGCTGTCGCTAAATTGAGTAAACCTTTACAAAAAAATTATTCAAAAGAAGCTATTATCAAAGTTAAACTAGATTTCTAAACTTGGGAGATATAGGTCATGTTTAAAAGACTCGACCCAAGAGACATCAATATAACACCTTTTAAGGTATACAAAGAGTTTACAGTAACGAACTCTGATAGCGGCAGTGGTGTTTATGGTTTTAGAGCAATCAGTTCAAGTATTCACAATTTCAATACTACTACATCAACTAAAACAACTTTTGATTCTGCTAGTTTTTATCATATACCGAGTTGGTTTATGATTAATCATATGTATTACAGAGATACACAGAATAACTATAATAACTTCGGACAAAATAATGGTAAACAATATAGGTTACTACAACCATCTGCTTCTATTATTTCCGTATCAAAAGATTTGTATGGTGAAAGAATAAAACCAGGTTCAATAACTCTAAGTGATGATAGTGGTGCTTCTACATTAACAATAAAAGATGATAAAAATGGTAATTTGTATGATAATGCTTTTTCATCAAGCTTTGCTCAATTTGCTTCAGGTGGATTTGCTGATTCTGATATTATAAAGTCTACAGGAAGTTTTGTTGGTAATGTATTTTACGAACAAGGAGTTTTAGTATTCACTAATACAGGTTCAAGATTCGTAAATATTGGCACTGGAACAGGAACAGATGGGTATAGTCTAAAATATAAAGCTCAGGTAACTATTAGAGAACACTCTTACACTTGTGTTATTGGAGAAAATGAATATAATGGAACTTTGAACATATCCGCTACAAAGGAAAGAAGTGGTAGTATATCAGTATCAGGCTCTGAAAGTTTCAAACTATTTCCACCAGGTCATGCTACAGCAAAATCAGGTTCTTATAAACATTTTTATCAAGCAGCAGATGCTTACAACAACTTTGTAACACATTCTGAGTTTAGACCTTATATTACTAAAGTTGGTTTATATAATGATTTTAACGAACTTATAGCTATAGGGCAATTATCACATCCTGTAAAAAATGATAAAGAATTATCTTTAGCTATAAATGTAAGGTTTGATGCGTAATGGGTAAGTTTAAAAAAATAATGGAAGTATCTTCCAACATAGGTGGATATGGTGCTGATGAGGGAGAACCAGATACAGGTTTTATCAGAGGTGATAAGAAAAGAGTATTGGGTGGATTAGCTGGTAAACCTGAACCTTGGTTTGAAAGAGGTGGATATGAACAGGTTGACTTTCCAAGAGCTGATTACATTTATGGTAAGGGTGAGGATGAAGATTATGCTGTAATAAAAACCGCTTATATAAATCAGATAAACAAAGACTTCGAAGCACATTTTGAAAGATGGGAAGAGTGGATACCTGAAGAAGATTTTGAACCACAAAACATACAGATAAATGATTCTAAATATAAAAAAGTTATGAATAATTTGTTGTTAGAGAGAGTAGATTACTTTGATACAGCACAACAATTAGTAAAACAATATGGACTAAAATCAAGAGTAAAATTTACAAGCGGTAGTCAGATGGCAGAGTATATTCCTGAAACTGATACAATAACTCTTAGAAGGTCATATCCATCTATAAAAGAATTTTTACTAACTGTATTACATGAAATCAAACACGCACTAGATGCTAAAAGGTTGGGTGTAAGAAAGTTTATAAAGAAATATACTCAAGCTGGCACTATGGCTCAGTACAGAGGATTAGACCCACATGATGATAATAGATGGGAAGAAAAAGCAGAAAAGTTTGCTAGAAAAGAATTATATAGATGGATGTAAAAAAAATCGTATAATAATTTTTTTCTGTATATATATTATTAATGTTAACATTTAATTTGGTTGTAAAAAAATCTAAGGTTTTTTAATAAACTTTCTTTGCCCTGTTTTACAACTTTTTAATTAAATATTAATAATTAAACTAAAAGCAATTAAGCAATAAGCAATTACTATATAAGTTATGAAATCAAGAAGTGCCAAAAACAAAGGTAAGAGACTTCAGAATAAAGTTAGAGACCTTTTATTAGAAACATTCAATCAATTAGAACCAGATGATGTTCGTTCAGCTATTATGGGTGAATCAGGTGAAGATATAAAATTGTCACCAGCAGCTCGTAAACTCATTCCTTACTCATTTGAATGTAAAAATCAAGAATCATTAAACA